ATAGCCCCGCAAGATGACCCAGAATATTCAGTCCTTACATACTTACAGAAAGTCTACGATGATAAAGTCGTTCGTATTGATAAATTCTATGGAATTGTCTTCCTGCCTAATGATATAATAGCCCCGCATCTTTACACAATTCTTAATAAAACCAAACTCATCAATGCCGAAATAATGCCTGATAAAATAACACCCTTTGTTGTTGAATTCCTTTATGGTGTTAACACACAAGTGTCCTATGCAGATTTAGTTTATCCATATTATGTTCAAGATACAATTCTAACCCGTGCTATATTAGACAGTGCATTAGTTAATTTGACCTTGGGTTTCGAAGTTGATACAACAGTTATTGAAGAGGATAGTTTATCGGATGAATTGAAGCCGTGGAAGATTTTTTATACTCGTGGCGGTGGTGAAATTCAAGCTGTTCGACCAATTAAATTAGCAAACTTTGACCCAAATGCTTTGCCCATCCGTAATCTCATTCAGAACGAAGCTACAAATGTCTCAGCAATCACAGAGTTTATTATGGGACTTCCATCATCCCGCTCAAGAGTTACTGCTAAAGAAGTTTCCCTCAAAACCCAGCAAACCCAATTAACCCTCGCCATCTTTATTGAACGCTTAGAAACTGTCTTTATCTCTCAACTCCTTACCAAACTTCTCTACTACATTCTCAAATACGAAGCACCAAACCTACAGCAACTCCTTACTCCTGAAGAATTAAACTTACTTACTACCATTACACCCGATGATGTCCTTTCACAAATCAAATTTAAAATCCGTGGCTTCACAAATGTTGTCCAGAAGAACGAACGCCTCGAGAAAATCATGTCCCTCCTCGAACTTTTCGGTCAACTGAACCTTCTACCCATCCTCAACATCGAGAAACTTATCCATGAAATCCTCTACACACTTGACCTACCACCAGACATAGTAGAAGTTAACAAATTAGCTCAATTACTCCAAGCCATGCAACCCGCTCAACTCCAACAACAACAGAAAATCCACGAACTCCTAGCCCTCATCTCTAAACTATCTAAACACCCATCTATGGAAAACATCGACATACCCAAACTTTTATCTGAATTAACTGGCGTCCAAATACCCGAGAAAACAAATGAACAAACGAAATAAATCTTTTATGAGGAGACGAACCTATGGCTAAGCAATCAAACCAACAACCAAATCAATTAACCCTCGATAAAATCAACCCAGAATTACTTAATACCAAAATCCTAATCGCCTTACTCAAGGCATGCCAAGACCTCGAACACATCTTCGCTATCCGTGCCAAAGAATTAGCCTACGACGACGCCGAACTAAACTTAGCCCTACAAAACCTCAACCAAATTATTACCTTCAAAGAAAAACTCGTCAACCTTATCGAACGAACTCAAGCCATCCAAAACCTCGAACAATCTAAACTCAAACCTATCAACGAAGACACCAAAATAGCCCTCGAAATCCTACAATATATCCAAGACACCTACCAAATCAAACCTAAAGACTTGCTACTATTCATACTACACAAACTTGACTTAGAAACTATCAAACACGAAATCCACTCAATCAACCTACATTCTTCTCCCCAATTTATCCAACAATAACCCTAACCTAATACACAAATCATTTATCAACTTCTGCACAAACCAAGGCACTATCCAAGTCCGCTGATATATCTCTAACTCAGTCAATATGTCCCTTATCTCCTCCCTAATCTCATCAAATAACTCATCCACAAACCCATCAACAACTTCATCTTTCTTACTCCGTCTACCCATCTAACACCTCCTCTTCCATTAGTGGTTTGCTACAGAAGAAAACTTTACTTTAAAAGAACCGTCAAGCCTTGCAGTCTTTCTTTCGTTAAACTCTTGCTGTTTACCTTTATTCCAGTTCTGTACCGGTCTAAAATATCCAACCACTCTACTATAAACCTCACAAGGCACCACTTTTACCTTTTGAGTCTTTTCTTCTTTCATCCTACACCTCCTTGGGTTGGAGTTTTAACTTATAGCTGTATTAGCAAAATTTTTAGCCAGACTAATCGGAAGCTCCAGTTTTACCCCAAAACTGTTTAAGTCAGCTTCAGTTCTACCCCAAAACTGTTTAAGTCAGCTTCAGAATGAGGATAGGGGCAAAAGTCATGTCTCCCAGGTAGATAGCCATGTACAGGACAGACAGAAAAGGTAGGTGTGATGGAAAAATAGGGAAGCCTAAAGTTTTCTACCACGGTTTTTACCAGGTCCTTTACCACGTTGGTATCATGGATTTCTTCTCCGATAAAAAGATGAACGACCGTTCCACCAGTAAAAAGTATCTGTAGGTCATCTTGATGGGTAAGTATCTCAAAAATATCGTCTGTATAGTTAACAGGGAGATGGCAAGAATTAGTGTAGTAAGGAGCTTCTTCAGTACCTGCGGTTTTGATCCTTGGAAATTTTTTCTTGTCAATTTTTGCCAGTCTGTAGCTTGTTCCTTCTGCTGGGGTGGCCTCAAGGTTGTAAAGATTTCCTGTTTCTTCCTGAAAGTCTGCAATTTTATCTCTCATAAACTTTAATACCTTTATAGCAAATTCCTTGGCATCTGGATCATATATGGGCTTACCTAAGAAGTTTACTATCTGTCCAAGGGCAGACCTGAAATGCTTAGGAGGGGCACTTTCAACCTTACCACTCACCCCTCCAAATCCTCTTAAAAGAAGGTCATATAGGTCCCATCCCATGCAATAGGCTGAAAGACAGCCAAGGTCATGAATATGAAAATCTCCTTCTCTATGAGCTTCAGCTATTACCGATGGATAAAGCTTTTCTAACCAATAACGGGCAACGATAGAAGAACTTACATGAAAATTGAGCCCTTGAAGGCTAAAACCCATGTTAGAATTTTCCTTTACCCTCCAGTCTTTATTGCCTATATACTCCTCTATAAGGTTAATACCGTCAACTAAAGCTTGTCCATTTTCTCTTGCCTGACGCCTCGCAAACTCTTCCATCAATGCCCCCAACCTATACACAAACCTACTATACCATCATAAACTAACTTATCTAAAAATCAACCCCATAAACCGAAAATTTGAACAATAAACAAACCTATATACCTCCCCCTGCATAAACGACATAAGAGGAAGGCCAGCCCCCGCTGGGGCTTTTGCATTCCGCCGCCGGCCTCAAAATTGTTCCAACCTTATAATCATTCCAACCTAATATCTATTCGCAAATCAGATTAATAATTGGTCTAACCTTGTAATTGTTTTAAATTTTATCTAACAAATGTTCCAACCTGACATCAGTTTGTAAATCAAATCGATAATAGTTCTAATATAACATCTATTCTAAAGTCAAATTGGTAATTGTTCCAACCTAATATTTGTTCGCAAATCAAATCGATAATAGTTCGAATTTTGTAATTGTTTTCAAATCAAATCGATAATTGTTCCAACCTAACATCTGTTCGCAAGTCAGAATAAAAATCATTCAAATTTTGTAATCATTCGCAAGTTAAATTGGTAATTGTTCTAACCTTGTAATAGTTCGTAAATCAGACTAACAATCATTCCAACCTTGTATTCATTCGTAAGTCAGATTGATAATAGTTTATTGTTTAGAATAATTCTAAGGTTGATAAGTTTTCCAGACAATAGGCAGGTAGGTAGGCTGGTAGGCTGGTAGATAGGCAAGTAAGTAGGCAGGTAGGTAGGTAGGCAAGTAAGTAGGCGGGTAAGTAGATAGGTAAAAATTTTTGAAAAAACAAGAAAATAAAAGGATAAACAAGAAAAAAGAAAAATAAATAGGAAAATAGGCAAAAAACAGGATTTTTGGATACTTGACAAAAGAAAAAAAGTGGTTATATTAGGAAGTAGAATAAAAAAAATAAGGAGGGAGGGAGATGGAAAAACCAAAGGTTGATGTAAAGATTGATTTGGAAAAAAAAGAAATTGAAGTAATTATTACAGCTCCTGAGGAATTGATTGAGGATTTTGTCCGTGAGTTAAAAGAGGCTGAAGAGCGTGGAGAGGTTAAAATTGAAACATTAGAGGTATCTTGACAAAAAAATTTTTGGTGGTATAGTAGGAAGTATAAAAAAAAACAAAAAAGGAGGGAGTTATGGAAAAGGTTAGAGCAGCATTAAAGTTTATTGAAGAAACAAAGAAAGTGGTAGAGGGTGAAAGGGAAGTCAAAATCAAGGAAAAATTCAAAGAGATCTACGGTTTTGAACCAGACAGCGTTGAATGGAAAAGAGAATTTGGATTAAATTTTTATTTAGAAGCATTGGCTTGTTTAGAAATAGACAACGATGGGGACGAGTGGAGGATAGCAGGACAAGAAGTTAGGAAGGTAATTTTTATTTTAAGAGAAGATAATCCTACTAGTGAAGACATAAACTGGGAGTTTAATTTTTACAGCAGAGGTCAATACAACGTTTTCAGATGGAAAAAGAATTTTAAAAATTATTTTGCTAAAGTTGAGCTGTTAACTTTATAAGTAGTTAGCCCAGGGTCCAACCGGGCCCTGGGTTTTTTATTTATTGATTTGTTTAGTTTTTTACTTAATTTATTTTTTCGTTTTTTACTTCAGTTAGCGGTTCAATCACTATGGCACTCTCTAAGGCACTTTGGCAGTATCTCTAAGGCACTATAGCATTATCACTAAGGCACTGTAGCATATTATCATCGCATTCATCCGGTCGCCAAGTCAATTCAAATATTCTTGAGTAAATTTATAAATAACGCTACATGGTCAAGAATTCGGTGCTCCGTAAGTATCTGAAATTATGTAAGAATTGGGTTGGTAGTGTTAGTAATAAAGAATTATTCTTTGGTTAGAACAATTCTAAAGTATCGGGTATATGAGAAATAAAATTTCGTTTTTATTTAACGACTAAAAATCTAATTGAAATTGAGACTCATTCTCAATCTCATTTAATGTTCCACGGAGTGTTCCACGGAAAATTTATAAAAAAAATTTTTTCCCGAAAATTTTTTCTCATATAACCGATATTTTAGAGTAATTCTAAACTAATAACTGTTCTAATCTGTTAGGTATGGGCATGGGTTTGGGTTTGTGCCTGGGTATGGGCATGGGTTTGTGTGCCTGGGTTTGTGTGCCTGGGTTTGGTTATGGCATGGGTTAGGGTGGGCATTTGGTTATGGATTTTATGGGTAGGGTATTGACATTTTTTAAAAATATGGTATATTTAAAAGAAAAAAAGATGGGGGTGGAGTTATGGAAAAGATAAGGGATTTGTTAAAAGGTAATTTTTGGATATTAGATCTAGCCCGGGTTCGTTTGTCGCCGAATGAAATAGATTTTCTTAGTAATTTCTATGATGTTATATTCGATCAGATAGTCGATGATATGACAGGTCAAGAGCGACCGTTTTTAATTTTAACAAAAAAACCTAAATTTGTAAGCAATCCTTATGTTAATTAAAAAAACAATCTTGACAAATTGAAAATTTATGTTATAATATAAAAAACAAAAAACAGGAGGTGGGTTATGTTTACGAGGGGTTTAATTTTAAGTGAGGTTGATTATTATTTGCTTTGGGATTTTTTTACAGAGATGCTGGAGGGAAGGATAGAGGAGTTAGATGAGGATGAGAAAGATGAATTGTTAAAGAGTAGAAAGAAGTTTTTTGATTGGCTAAAAGAGGAGGTAATAGATTTGTTTAAGTTTGTTTTAGATGAACATAATGCAGAGGTGATGATGGTGTATTTGAAGGAGGAGTGGCGTTATGTTCCTACTGGTGATGAGTTTTTCTATCTGAGTTATAGAGAAGGTGTTATTGAAAGTGTAATAAGTGAGTTGAAAATAAAATAAAAAAACACAGGAGGTGGCAAGATGGAAGTAGTAAGAAAATGGGTAGAAAAAACAAAAAAAGCTTTACTGGAAGAAGAAAGAAAGAAAGAAATTATCGAGAAGTTCAGGGAAATTTTTGGTATTGAACCAGACCAAGTCAAGTGGACAATGGACAAAACATTAGAAGCGGTTAAGCGCATTAAAGATCTGGAAGGTGCGGACCTTCTGGTTTTAGATCGAAAGGTAAAAGAAATTAATTTTATCATGTACGAGGAAAAAGACGAGATGTTCGATCCACACTGGCGGTTTGAGGAAAGGAAAAAACATTGGTATTTTATATTCAGATGGTCAAAAAGGATAGGAATTTATGCAGCAATAGTTGAAATCTATGTGGAAATTGGTTAAGAAACTTCTTTGCCCCAGGGTCCTGTTTTGGATCCTGGGGTTTTTTATTGTTTTATTCTTTAGTTTTTTAGTCAAGATTATTATTTAGTCAAGATTATTGTTTATTCTGGGGTTTGGTATGGTATCAAGAGGTCTATTCAAGAATTTTTATCCCAGCTTGTCTAATCACTATGGCACTATATCGAGGGATTGGTTAATTTTTTGGATTGTTTACTATGGCACTTGTTAAGGGCGTTGACAAATAAAAAAACTATGGTATAATAAAAGAAAAAACAGGGGGTGGCGGGTATGAAGAAGTTATTTAAAAAGTTATGTAAAGGGACAAAGTGGATTGGATTGGCTAAAGATGGTTATTTAGTTTTTGATGCCAGAATGGTTGTCAGGACTGATTTATTGGATGCTGCTAAAATTGATTATCAATCTATGATTACCAATTCAGACATTGCGGGGTTTATGGAGATATGGAATAGTTATTTTGAAGAGAAGGATCCTGAAAGGTATCTTTATTACAATGTTTATGTTTATGATGTGCCTTCTTATGGTGAGGAAAAACTATTTGGATATTTTGAAACTCCTGTTTATGAAGTTAAAGTTAATGAAAAAACTTTATATTTAAATAAATTACATATTGACTTTATGGAAAAACTACTTAAAAAGAAAAATGTTAACAGGAAGGTTTATTACTTTGATTATGCATACAGAACTCAATATACAGATGAAATTGTTAAAGATTATTTTTATGTGCTTGTATATGAAGATGTAAACGGTGATATATTAGGAGCCACTACAGGGTTTAAAGAATAATCAAACCAAACCCGGGGCGGTTGAGCCTTGGGTTTATTTATGGTATCAAGAGGTCTATTTGAAAATTCCTATATGGGTTTGTTTAATCACTATGGCACTTGTTAAGGGTATTGACAAATTAAAAAATGATGTTATAATAATAAGAAAAAAGATAGGGGGTGTGAGCCATGTTTGAGAAAGCAATAAGAATCGCAACTGTTGAGTTAAAAGAAGAGCTTTTATGGGAGAACAAGATAAATTTTTTAGAAAATTTGTGGTTTGAGATAAGGAATGAGTTAGGAGAGGTGCAGTGGACATTTGACCAATTTATCGAGCGAGTCAATCAGGAAGTGGAAAGCAGAAAAATTGACTTGCGAAAGTTTAGGAATGAAAAGAATGAACCAGTTACAAATATGTTCAAAAAAATAATTCGGGAGATAGCAAAGGACAGTAATGTTCAATTGTCAAATGATTCATTATCAAGACTACTCAACTATATCCGAAACCAATACAGTTCTAAGGGAATTCTTACTGGGGTACTGTATCCAGTGGAAGCATTTTTCGAGAGAAGCAAATATGGGATTCCTGATTATTACGAAACAGGAGATGATAACAGTTGTTTCAGAGCCGGGTGGTGTAACTATGGTAGTTCACTTTGGCTCAAGATTGAAGATGAGAAATATGATAGAGCTAAGTTTGTAGTGTTTCATTACAAGTCTGGCGATAAGGAAGGATGGGGAAGATGCTGGGTCTATAAAGTATCAGATTGGGCGATTTTTGCAACGAACTTTTATTCATATGGTTTTGAGATAAAGTCAGATTGGTTGAAATTTCCAGTAGTAAGAGTATTGAGAAAATTAGCGGGTCTTACTGAAAATGTACGATTTGCGTACAAAAAGAATATCGATCTACCTACTTATTTAAATGGTGATGGGGTGATTATTTACGAGAAAGAGAAATATAGTTGTTCAGACGACGTAATCGAGGTATCGAGAGAAATAGTTTCAGAGTGTATGTCTTGTGGGGATGAGGTTCCTTTAAGAGGTTTAGATCGATTTGAGGGAATTGCCCCTTATTATAGAGAAAGAGAAAAAGTTTCAGGGTTGATTGTGTGCAAGTGGTGCATGGATGAGTTAGAAAATTCGGAATTTTGTGCAGGATGTGGAGAGATGTATCACAGAGATGATATGTATAATCACGGTGGTGTCTATTGGTGTGAGGGTTGCTTTTATGAAAGATTTGGATCATGTGAGTATTGCGGTGAGTTTTTTTGTTTGGAGCATATAATAGTAGACAGATATGGAAATTTGTTGTGTCAAGATTGTGCTATGGAACTTAGAAGGCAATGTGTAGTGTGCGGTGAATATGATTATCCTGAGGAAGTTCAGATATATAAAGTATTGACCGATTTGTGTGTTGAAAAAGCATACATTTGCAGTGAATGTCAGAAAGATTTCATAAAGATGAAGTGTGAGAAGTGTGGTTATGAATATTTCTATAGCGAAAAGGATTATAGAGCAGACGAGAAGATAAGAGAGATTGTCAGAGCGGGGTTGTGTAATATCTGTTATGAAGAAAAACTGAGAGAATTGAAGATGGAAATATTTGACAATGAGAAGCAACCATCTTTACCATAATAAAAAACAGGGGGGTGCAAAATGAAGATTGACGTCAATGAATTAATCCGTATTTTAAGATTACCGACAAAGAAGCTATTTAAAGAATTGAAGAAGCGCTCTTATGCCGTGTGTGGGAAGCATTATATCCTCTGGTATAGGGGTGAGGGACTACCTTGTTTGGTAGCGCACATTGATCATGTGTATGAAGAGAAGAATTGGAGCAAGCGACCGATTTTACACAATGAAGAATATCTCTGGTCTCCAATGGGGATTGCTGGAGATGACCGAGCGGGTGTTTATGCGTGCATGCAGTTGTTTAATGAATTAGAGGTCAATGTGCTGTTTACGGATTTGGAAGAGCGTGGTGGAGTGGGGGCATCTGAAGCGTGTGGAGAGCCAAAGTTAGCAAGTGTTCCTTACTTTGTAGGGATTGACCGTCGCAATACAAAAGAAGCTGTTTTCTATAATGAGGAAGAAAGTTTAGTACCTGAGTTTGTAAGAGTAGTTAAGAAGTTTTTTAAGATTGCTCAAGGGACCTTCAGTGATATCGCTATACTAGGGCAGCATTTTAACATAGCTTCAGTTAATCTCAGTGCAGGGTTTTACAATGAACATAGTAAAAGTTCTGAGTATATTCATATACCAAGTCTTCAGTATACAATCGAAACAGTTCCTAAGTTGATAAAGAAACTTGGGGACAAGCGATATGAATTGCCAGAGTATCGGGGCAGAGGAAAAAAGAGTAAGGGAAAAAAGAGCAGTTATCTTTGGTGGTATGATGAGAAAGAGTGTCCAATTGAGTGTTTGAATTGTGAAGCTTTGGATTGGGACTGGGACATAGGTTATTTTTGTCAGGAATTGGAAGATAGCCCAGATCCAGAACATCCTGATTGCATTAGATTAAAAACAAGTTTCATAGACTATTGACAAATTGAAAAGTTATGGTATAATAATAAAAAAACTAAAGGAATGAGGGTAAGTGATGAAAGAACTGAAGTATCTAACCTTATGGAAAGATGGTCGTTGGGTGTTTATGAAGCGTGAGGATTTTTTTAAGCATCGGGGTATTATTTGGCGAATTATTTATAGACTAAAGCAGTTGATTAGGAGGTAGGGATATGAATTATGGAAAGTTTCCAGAGATGTGTCTTGAAAGAGTGGTAGAGCGGGCAATTGAGGAAGGCAAACTATTCGAGCTGTTATTTACTGAAGAAGGTAGGCGATTATGGGAATGGTTAGGGGAAGACAAAATGAGAGAGTTGGTAATGAAAAAGTTAAAAATTAAGGCGGGTAAAAAATGAAAGCAATAGAGGTAGCAAAGCAAATGATTGATAACAAAAAAACTAAAAGGGGGTGTGGGTATGCTTTACATCTTAAATTCACTTATCGTTCCAGTTGATTTTCAAAACAAACAGGAGTATGTAGTGGACCTGCGGAAAGTTGATCTAGAGACAGCTCGCAAAATTGTCCGAGAGATGCCATTCACTTCAGCCGTTGGTCATGAAGCGACTGCAAAAGTGCTCACGGAGCTCTTAGGGGTAGAGATACTCCATAACAGAATTACTGTCAAAATGAAAGAGGGCGACAGTGCCCTGCACTTTGTGCTCAGAACGAGATTACCTGAGGGCAAGGTGCTTAATGAGGAGGAGTTGCGACAGCTCGATTTCGATTTAGTTCTCAGTAGAGTAAGTTAAGCAGGGGAGGGGGTCAATGGCAGAAATCATACGCACTACCTTTTTTACGATTTATTCCTATCCAGATAAGATTGAGATTTATAATGCGTGGGATGAATACAGAGATTATGGCTTAATCTTGCATAATGAAGCTCAAATAAAAGAGTTAGCAACTATATGCCAAAATCTTACATTTTCGAAAAAAGCATTTGACCCTTTAAAGATATTTGAATTCCCAGAAATTGATGACAAAAAATAAAGGAGGAGGTGGAGCCATGCCAACAGTGATTGATGTAACTATTGAGTATATCACACCCATTCTTGGAATTAATCCCATTGACGACATTGGAACAGCTTATCTTGAAGAGCGGTTAAAGAAAGAAATTGAGAAAACAGAGAAGAAATTGTCGAAGGTAAAAGATGAGCAGGAGAGAGAGGCGCTAGAAATAAGATTGGAAAGATTGCAACAAGAGCTTATGGCGATGACAAATGGTGAGGAAGATGAGTTTGGGAATAATAAAAAAGTCAAAGTTTTCCTACGGAACAAAGATGGGGCTCTATGTTGGAGCCACCATCAAATCAAGGGTCACTTCAAGGAAATTGTTCAGTATAGGATGTCAGAAACTTGGTTGAGAAATGCGATATCGAGATTTGTTGATATCTTTCCTTATCAATGGAATATTGAGCAGGGGATAAACTTAGAGGCTGACCTAATTCCTATTCTGAGGAACGGCGAGCCGATAAAGCAACCAGATGGGGTCTTGTCAAGACCTTTAGCATCTTGGGTAGGAACTCAGCGGATAGTCACGATTTCGAGTTCGGAAATCATTCAACCACCTGCGGAGTTTCAGTTCCGAGTGGTCATTTGGGATATAGAGAAAAAAGACAGGATGCCGACCCCTGAATACATTCGCAGGATTTTGGAATATGGTATCCAATGGGGTCATTCGGGATGGAGGACAGCGAGATATGGCAGATATGTAGTAAAGGAATTTAATGTGTTAGGGGCTGTTCGGAAAGTAAAGAAAATTATAATTAAGAAGTAGGTCCCGTGAGGGAGTGCTAAAGAAGTGTGTAGTTGTGGAGTTGTTTTGTGTTCTAAAGAAGAGTTTGGTGGAGGTGTGGTTTTGTTAAGTATTGTTAAGTATTGGTTAAGTAGTGGAGTGGTTTTGTAAAGTATTGTTCCGAATTGTTGCGTGGGGTGATAAAGTGTGGGGTAAAAGGTAGGGTAGAGTACCGTCAGGTGGGGTGAAGGACAAGTAACGGTGCTGTGCGGAGCTATAGCGTTGAGAGGGGACTTGGTGGGGTTGAGTGAAGTATCAAACAGTGATGTAGAGTGTAGGTATTGTTGCATCGAGTGAAGTAAGGTGTCGGTGGAGTGGGGAATAAAATGGTGGAGTCGAGGGTTGGGTAGAATAATTTCAGTGGGGTTAAGGTATGATCCGAGGTTAGCTGAGAAGTTTATAAAAACATTGAAAGGTATAGAAATGGGGGAGTTTTATAGTTGTGGAGAGTTGAGGGCAAATGGTCTACCGGATATGATTGCGAAAATTATGGAAGATGCAATGAAAAGAAAGAAGGGTGTGGGTGTAGGAGGAAAAGAAGATAGTAAAAAGATAAGGGATTTGTGTCCTGTATGTGGGGAGTTGGCTGTAGTGAGAGAAGGAAATTGTATGCATTGTGAGAATTGTGGTTTTTCTACATGTTGAGGCGATAGGGGTATTGACTTTTTTAAAATTTGTGGTATAATAGAATAAACTCTTAAAGGAGGTGTTTGTTATGAAAGACAGAAGAAATTTTGTTTTTAGGTTAAGCGAGCCGTTACAGCAACGGATTACTCAATTTCT